AAATCCCATTCGAAAAAGGAGCTATGTGATATTATCAAAACATTTGAGATTGATATAGATCAACCAGAAACAATGAAAAAACAACAATTGGTTTCTAGGCTTACTAGTGAATTAGAGATGATGGATACTATAAAACCAGAGTTGGATAGATATGTCTTCTATAACTTCATCGATATGAAAGACTTTCTCTCTACTTGTAATCCAAAAAAACGATTGACTATAAAAGAGAAAAATGATGTCATACTCAATTGCCGTAAAATACAACAATATATCAAGAGTGGTTATATGGTCAATGGTTCTTGCTTTGGTTCACTTGAAGAAATATATGAGTTGGCTACATCTCTACTACACGCTGGGGATATTCCAAGTGTTCGCCGTATGTGTCGTGATTTAAATAAAGACCCAAGAAATAATGAGGTATTAGTTCCTATTCTATCGAGACAAACAAAGAGAGAGTTAGAGATACGAGCAAACTTAAAAAAGACATATAGTCAAAAATTAGAAGTTAAATCTGGCACATTCACATTGTCATTTTCATAAGTCCAGATTGGCAATCATATATTAGAGATTTTGTGGCAATCAAGACTTTTTCTTGGATTGTTGTTCTTCTGCCAATATTTGTTGGAGGATATTAAATCGTGAGGTATTCATTGTCCTACTAATCTTATAGATGACGGCAGATGTTTCATCAACTCTTGCAAGTGTTCCATCTGGATCATGGATGCTGGTTGTGATACTACTGATAGACCTATCGTGAGTAATAGTGAATGCCATACCACCAGCCTCCGTGAAATAGTATGAGCCAGCACCTTCCATCTTATCGACCAAACCGATAATGGGTAATTTTAATCCACCAGACAATCCACCAGTATATTCAGCAGTATCAAGTAAATCAGTACGAATTGTAAAATATGGGCGAGACATTAGTTTGGGTAATCCTTGGGCTCTTAAAATAAGGCTTTCAGTTGCCTCTACAATAGCAGACCTATATTGATATGGTATTGCCACACTGGGATTGATATTTGGAGGATGTGGTGATGCTTGATCCACAGCTGTTGGTATGACCATTGGCACTGGGACTTGTGTTGAATAAGTGATGCCTCCCCAAATATTCATTGGATATTGTTTTAAATCCGTCGATACAACTTGGGAGTTGGTTGTTGCTAATGGTAATGAAAAGAGATTGTTGTTGTCTATTCTTTGTAATCGGTTATTGTCATGATTGATTATAGCTGGATTATATTGCTCCCATGTAAATCCAAGGATACCGATTAAGGACTGACCCCAGTATTTTTTTGGACAAGCATTTGCGAGGTTCATATAGATACCACAATGACTATCAAAAATAGCACCAGATTTCATATTTTTGTTGGGTGGTGATAGGTCTGTCTCAAAAGCATCAATTTCTCTTGTAGTCCCCTTCATTTGAGATATTTTCCCCTTGACATTTAACATATAGGGGCGAGCATCTACACAATAGCAGTTATATTTTAATCGTTTATTGATTTTATACACTTCTGTCGGTGCTTGTGGATTGAGAGGGACACCAGTTGTAGTTGTTTCAGTCCATCCAGCTCTACCAGCGTGGTCGCCAGATGGTGCTATTGGTGGATTTTGTATAGTTCGTGTGTGCTCACTACCAGCCAAATCTGGTTGTCCAGTATTCTCTGCTGTATGTAATCCCTTCCATCCAAATGTCCCACTAACTGGGTCGAAGTTTAGAGATGGATTGTTTGCTCCAACATATCTCAATATATTAAATTGAGATATTGTTGAATAACGAGTGCCAAAATTATTGCTTTCATGATTTGGTGGATGTGTTCCAACCGAGACGGAGGCTGGCACCATACTATTTTTCCCATAGAAATAATCACCAGTGGTGTTTTGACTTAAATATCCAGAAGTCCCACCAAGGATGACATTACCATATGACCGACTATGCCAATCCCATCCAATACATCTTGTATTGCCAATTAGTACTCTTTCACCACCACCAGTAATGTTGTCAAAAAGGTTTAAATCAAGATATTTTATCAAGTCATTCCTAAATGTGATGGTAGAGGTTCCATCAGCGTGTCTTTTTCGAAACATAGCACCATAACACAAATCCTCTGGGTCTTCTCCACTGGTTAGCTTGGTCGCATTCTTTGTTTGATATGCAAAAAACACTGGCGTCGATAAGTAGGCTTGGGCATCAAATCCATTCGCATCATTTCCAGCTTTTGCTCTGTATCCATCACTACCTAATCCAGATATCCCAAATGGGTAGGGGACTTTGCTGTGGTCTGTGTCTGGCATTCGTCCATATAAACTATTATCACTGGGGTCTAAATCAATACGAGACGCATGTAGAAATCGTGCCTCATCATATAAATCACTAAATACAGCTTTTCCTTTATTGAGTTCTCTATTATTCCCTAATTTTGCCTCGATGAGGTCTTTGTAGTATTTGCTTTGGGCAATAAATAGGTCTCTAAACTTTTCAAGGTTATCGTCTGTCCATAGTATATTTGTATCATAACTATCACGGATAAAACTGCCAATAGTTTGGTTGTCTCCAATCCCATTGGTGATTACTTGAAAAGAAGTTGGGTCATCTATCCTTCCACCGAGATATGTATTACATTTACGCCCAGCGGTAAAGAGTTCTGGTCTCTTCACATATATCCATTGGGATTGTTGAAACCATTTTATCATACGGACACCAAAATCCAAGCCATCTGGTGTGGTACTCTCTTTCGCCCATTGGTCATAAACAATCTTTAATGGGTCTCCAATCTGTCCATCGACTTGATGATGGACTTGCTGATTGGATATTACTGGTGCCCAACCCTCAAAGGGTTTATAGCTCTCCGTTGAAAAACTTGACAATGTGGGATTTTTGATGTTAAAAGTTGGGTTTGGTGTGAAGGTATGAGGTAATATAAAACCCAGATTTGGGTAATTACCAGTGTCAGCTCCATCATAACTCTCAAATATCTCTGGTTGTTTTAGTTCTTTATCATTGACTTCATCAAACTCATACGCTTTTTGAAATTGTTGAGTAATTTGTTCAGCCATCCCATTTTGTGATATATGACCAGCTGGGATTGTTATTGTTTTTAATTCCTTATATTCTACAAAATCATTGAGGATTGGATTATATGTATGACAATCCTTGTTAAATGATGCTTTAAAATCTGTGGCATTGTAATCGGTAATACTCTTTGTTTTCACAAAGCAAGTATATCTTTCATTATCGATGATGGGTTTGTAGAATAGTGTTTGTTCCAAGTTTGCTGGCACTGGCGGACTTGCTGTTGAATGTGATGGTGGGCGACCAGCAGACCCATCGCATACTGACAAGAAATAGTCGCAAGTTGCAATGAGGCTCTCCTTTGTTGCCATACCAAAGTTCATACCAGAGGCGATACGAGGCTTATTGTGTATGGCTTCCTCTGGTGCATCATCTGTTTCATATAGTTCTGTTAAATCATTGCTGAAGTTTTCGGTAATTCCCCCAATATTATTCCAAAGAAAACTACGAGGATATGAGTAGTAATTTTCACCATTTGCATTGATATAGTAAGATTGTTCGAAATTGAGCTCATTGTCCTTGATCTCCTTCGTGATAATAGTGTTGAGAGGTCTTGGGTCTGGGACAATCTGCCCATGAGCATCTAATTTTGTATTTAAATCTTGGACACGCACATTGGTTCTATGTAGTGGATTGTCCAATGTTAAAACATTAGTCTCATCATCGAAATAATCTATCACCAGTCGTGTCTCTTCAAATGTCTGTGTAATTGGATTACCAAATCCATCCTTGATACTTGCTCCCTTTAACTCTATGGTCTCACCACCAGCACCATCTTCACTAATAAAAGCATTTAAGACCTCCACTGTATCACCAGCTTTCAGTTGTATTGTATTACCAAGGCGACAAGTAAATTGGGATGGTTGTGTATCATTACCAGATGTACCTTGTATCGATTGTTGCCTATTACATTCTATAAGCTTGATATCAGCATATTCACTCATACTATTTATATAATATGATATAATAAAAAAAAAGGTAGAAAATCAACTTATTTCTCTTCACGACGACAGCATCCAAAAATCCAACAACAATAACATTTAAACATTGTATATAATCTCTTATAGATAATAAAAATCCACATTGCCACCAATATATTAGAGTATTTGTGTCAATCCAGACTTTTAAGCATAATAGCAATCAAACTCGCCATCGACAAGAGTAGCATAGCGGAGGACTTCAAGCCACGCTCTCTGTGTATGGACACTATCAGCGAGAGGCATAGCCATATGAAGGTCAATGCCACGACTATCAACACGATCAACCCCAAGGAGTTTGTATCCTTGCCAAAACTGGGAGCCTCGTAAATCACCACTTGGTTCTTTGCTCTCAAACTTACCAAGATTGACAGAAGATAACCCACCACCTTCACCAGAGTAGTGGTCTCTCGATACGAATGTTGGTGAGCCTTGCGACCCAATAAGGTGATGAAAATGAGTTGCTGGATTTTCAACTGTCTGCGGATAGAGAAATCGACTATTGACAAATAGATTGGATTTCAGTTCTTGACGCTGTTTCAGCTTCACCAAGTCAAAGATGGGGCATTTTGCATTATAGGTACCAATGAGATGTTTATGAGGGTCGGCATATTCGTGTTCATATCCAGCAATAACCTTGGACACCACCATACCATTACCGCCAATATTTCTTACAGACGAAGATGCTTGGGCTTGGGTCTGCGAGTTCTTCGATAGGCGATAATCAACATAGTTAAATCGTAGATTGGCATTTTTCTGTTTGTATTGCTCCATGAAGTCTCCTCCATAAAATAAATAATCGGCAAAAATCTGGGGACGCTTTATCTCCCACTGGACATTTGACCCAGCTTTGGGTGCGGAGAGACGAGTGCCTTTGGTTTGGACTGGTTGCCAGTATAGTTCAATAAGGACGC